AACCCTGAATAACAAAAAGAAACAGAAAATGGGGGGGGGGGAATCCCGACCTCGCAGGATTCACTCCTCGCCAACTCATTGAAGAGTTAAGGGCGAGGGGCTATAAAGGAAAGTTAATTTACACAAAGGAAATTACGCTATAACCAAAAACCAAGAGCAATGAGTAATAAAAAGCAATTTCAAAAGTGGTTTACCTACTTCGACTTTATTCCTCCGTGTCCCGGCTCTAAAGGCCAGTGGCAGGTGAAGGAAGATACAGATGCGCAGACTCCTATTTGTGCTGTACCTGACCCTATCGGTGGCGAACGGGATTCAGATGGTCTTAATCCGAGACAGCGAGCAAATGCAAGACTTATCGCGGCGGCTCCCGAACTTCTTGAAATGGTAATCCGACTTGAACCGCGCGGCACACAGAAGGATAAATTCGACATAGGAGCACTTGTCGCAAGGATTGAAGGTCACATTTAAGTCGGCTCAATATGGACTCAATAATCGAAAAGGCAAGAAAAGTCCTTGCGCTCGTAGAGCAAGGGGTGGAGGGAGAAGCACAAGCGGCCAAATTCGCTCTTGAAGCTCTCCTCAAGAAACATGGCTTAACCATCGAAGACCTCAAGAATGAAAAACGCGAACGCCGTGAGTTTTCGATAAAAAGCCGCAACGAAATATTGATATTCAATCACTGCATTATCAATATGTTCGGCCATAGTAGCGCAGTTTGGGGTAGAACCTATACATACAAAAGGGATTATCGGCATGTATACGCCGAAATGACTGACATCGAATATCTCGACTTCAAGCCTTTTTTTGAATTTCACATTAAACAGTTCAGAAAAGAACTCAAAAAGACGATTGCGGCAACGAAGACCGCCTATATAAATCGACAGAACCTTTTCGACCCCAATTCTTCCGAAAAAGAAGATGACAGGAAGACAAGCAATATAGACATGCAGGAACTTTATCGAATCATTCAAATTATGGATTCTATGGAATCTGCATCATATCACAAGATACTATCCGAGTAACCATGAAAGAGAAGAAAGCATACCGAGTAACCATCGAGTTAGCAAATGATGAGTTCATCGTTTCGGCTTCCACCAAAGCAGAGGCACGCCAGAAGGCTATTGCTCGATTGGACAGAAAAAAGGCTTCATCCTATATACGAAAAAGCTGGCCCGACAATCGCAAACAAATTGACGTAGACGAGATATGAATATTCTGAAACTCACCTTGCGCCGAAAATGGTTCGATATGATACTGCGAGGAGAAAAGAAGGAAGAGTATCGAGAAATCAAAGTTTCATGGACTCGTCGGCTCATGCGTTCCAACGACATAGATTCAGTCTATTGCCCTGAATATTGGAATGATGCGACGGAAGCCATGCTCAACGACACGGTTGAACAAGACCACTTTGATATTTATTTCAGAGAGTTCGATGCGATTGAATTTTATCGCGGTGCACCCTATTTCGGTCAAGAACTGCCGCGAATGCTGATTGAATGTCAGAATATATCTACCGGATTTGGCCGGCCGGAACACGGCGCTCCGTCTGATTGCCGGGTTTACATCCTAAAACTCGGACACATTATTGAAACCCACAACTGCGATGACTTACAAATAAACTGATATATGGAATTAAACGAATATCAAGAGCAGGCAATGACGACCTGTACGGAAAGTAGCCAGAACTTCAGCTACATGATGCTGAATCTTGTAGGGGAGGTTGGCGAACTGGCAAGCAAGGTGGCGAAAGCTATTCGCAAAAATGAAACTGCGTTGAGTTGTGATAACAACCTGCATTGGGCTGGCCCTCATCCAGACCTTTCAGACCTCCGTAAAGAGGCTGGAGACATCCTCTGGCAATTGGCTGGTGTCTGCTCTGTCATGGGCTGGAAGTTGGAGGACATCGCGCAAATGAATCTTTCCAAACTGAAATCCCGCAAAGAACGAGGTGTAATCGTCGGAGACGGCGACAATCGGTAGAATTAAAACAGAACCAATGAAAACAATGTTATACGAATTTATCACCATAAGCGACCCGATTACTTTTCGGGCATCGAATAACTCAATCGCATTCGTCGTAGCAACTGCACTCGGACAAGGAAAGGCAGGATGCGAGAATCGCGATACCGGAGAAAGTATAGATAGCATGACAGCCTTCATGCCTGATAATAAAAGGCAGGAGGTTTATCGAAATTATTGCGGCGAGGATGTGAAAGAGTTTGTCATTGAACATGCCCAAGAAATCGCAGATGCCTACAAGAGTTTCGCATACGGCTCTGTAAGTGAACGTCGTACCTACGATGCGGCAATAGCCGCGATTACCGACCCAAAGAAACTTGAGGAGTTCAAGACGGTACACGAAGACCAGAATCGAACCAGCTTGAGTCGATGGGTTGATTTCGCATGGAAGCAAGGTGAGGCAATTCAGCGGAAAATAGACGCAGACAAACAAGTTTAACCTAAATAACAACCGATTATGAAAACAATTTGCATCATCATTTCCGTACTGGTGGCCGTGGCCGCAATCTATTGTTGGATGAAGCTCCGCAAGTGGACTATCACCTTCGATGCTTCGTGCATTACCGAAGAGCGCCAGAATATCCCATCGACCAAAAAACCGAATAACCTCCCGGCCCGCGACGCAAATGGGCGCTTCGTAAAACGCAAGTAACAATGAGCTATGTAGAATCCTATACCCAGCAAGCGTGCGTCGCATGGTTCAATGCGAAATATCCATCCCTTTCCGGAATGTTATTCGCAGTCCCGAATGATGGTAAAAGAGCAATGAAAATGATTCGTACCAGCACGGGCTATAAAACCATCTGTGTCGGTGGAAGCCGCAAGAAGGCGGAAGGTTTGGTCGCTGGTGTGTCAGACTTAATTCTCCTTGTCCCTCGCGGAGGGTTCGGCGCACTTTGCATTGAACTCAAAACGCCAAAGGGCCGCCAATCTGCCGCCCAAAAGGAATGGCAACGAAAAGCGGAAATGGCTGGTAATAAGTATATCATCTGCCGAGACGTTGAAACCTTTTCAGAAGAGATAAAAAAATACCTCGATAAGTAGGTATAATATCCCTATTATTTTGTAACTTTACACAATAAATCAATACTTTATGAAAATTTACACGTCATACTTCGCGAAAGCGGCCATACTCCGAAAAGCTGGCATTGTACCTATCGGTGTAGCACTCTGGCCGCCACGCTTTTTCCGAGGTATTTCCATGAAGCAGGTGGCCCCGCGACGCTATATGCTCGACGACCGTCTGACCGACGAAGAATATATCAGGATGTATCGTAACGATGTACTACGATTGGTAGACGCTCGGTCTTTCATCCAAGACCTTGAACGGGCGAGCCGAGGAATGGACGTCGCTCTGTGCTGTTTCGAGAAGCCGGGTGACTTCTGCCACCGACACATCCTCGCCAAGTGGCTCAACGAACAGACCGGCATTGAGGTTTCGGAGTTCGGAGTAGCCGAGTCGAGGCAAGAAACCCTGAAACCTGAACAACAAAGCCTTTTCTAACGATGGAAATGACAGCGCAACTGAAATTCAGAGAGCTTCGGACGGACGACCTTTCGGGAATCCTCTCATCCGAGCAGGAGCACTTGACCGAACCCAATATTTGTCTGCGGTCGGTCAAGGAGGACGTCGTAAAGAGTCTCCATTCGGGTATGAGTTTCGGAGCGTTTTTGAACGACGTGCCGATTGCTTACAATCTCTGCTACGGCAATGAGTATTGCATCGGGTTCGTCGAAAAGTGTTTCGTCCATCCATCCTACCGAGGTCGCGGCCTTCAGTCTACACTACTGATGATGAATATGGCCGCAATGATGAATCGAGGCATCATCGCCGCCTATGCGCTGACATCGCCGAACAACCCGTGGAGCCTCCGAAACTTCAAAGCACGAGGATTCGAGGTCGTTGGCAAAACTGAAATTGAGGGTTACAAACGATTGATTTTGAGAAATGGTAATTAAGATTGACAGAAAGGCGATAGCCTTCAATATCAATAAGGCAGAAAAGATTGCAGGCGGCATCCCTGTCTCCATCATGCTCAAAAAGTTCTATGAGTATATAGCTGATATTGAGTGCGTGAAGACGCTGAAACTCTACTCGCAAGGTCTCGCAAACACCGTATGCTACGCACTCCATTCGGCGGGTTCTCGGCACTCCGGAGCCGTGGTAGCAGACTTCGACGATTTCCGAGAGTGTTACCATGTTTGCGACATTCGTGAGTTCTACATACCGCTCAATGCAGATGATGACCGCGAGGGTCTTGGCATTCGTCGTATCGAACGTCTGGCCAGCCGAATCCGCAAATACGCCAGCGACGTGAAACTTTACATGATGATTACGTCTGGATGCTTGAATGACCATCACCCCGGACTGCCTCGAATCGAAAATGAGTGGGTGTTATGGGCTTACTATCTTTTCGACGGAGTAAGCGTCGGCGGTAGCTTCTATCTTGCCGAGTTGGATTCATACATGAGAGAGACGGAGCGGCATCGGAGTTCCCAGCCTCCGATTTTCATCACGGACGTCCGCATCGGGGAATACGCCTTATTTGGCACGATACCCTTCTGCGATAAAAAGCACTTGTTTGGCCGCAATGCCATCACCGTAGAATCGGAGGTTATCGGAGTGTACCCCGAACGCCGGCAGATAGTAGTCCGCGGCGGCTACTCCGAAATCGACACCGACCAATGCACGCTGTTGTCCGGCGGCCTCTCTTTCTCGGATATTTCGAGCGAGTACACCATCTACAACGACCCCTTCCTGCGCTACAAACGAGGTGACAAGGTGGAGGTCGTACCTAACTATAAATCATTAGTGAAACTTCAAAATGTGGCACGAGAATATACGAAATAGGACATTCGGATTCGAGCTGGAATTTGCTGATGCGGACAAGCTGTTGCTTTCGTTGCCGGCTGGTTATAAGTGGACGGACAACAAGCTGACGATGATGAATAATTCGGACGGTTCGGCGGTTACCCACCACGGTCAATACGGCGGAGAAATCAACACCCGCCCGTATCATTACACCGAAGAAGACCTTGCCGAATTGCGCGACTTCATTCAATCGCTCCGAGACGCCGGCGGCTACCTAATGTGGAATGAAGGTTTCGATGCTCACTTCTACGTCAAAGATTTTGACCTTGACGTCATCAAGAGGCTGTTCGCGTTATCCTATTATACCGCGGTTCCCGTGAAAAAGATTTTCGACTTTCCGGAATGGTGGGATACAAAATATCTTGCCCCGACCCCGACTGCGGACGTGGTGAAGCGAGCACTTGCGGCAGATTCTCTTGAAAACTTCCTCAAGGTATTTAGCAATGGTTCCGACCGCGGGCACATCCGCTATTGGCTTAATTGTGTTTCCATTGAGAAAATTGGCACTGTTGAGTTTCGCATCTTCAACTCTTCATGGAATTTCGAGGAAACGCTTGAGACCATCAAGTTCATGTTCTCTTTCGTCGAGTACGCCTACCTCCATGAGGACATGGAAGAGTATAAGACGCTCACCACGGTCGAAAAGTGCCTATCGGCATTTCATATTGACCCGGAGAAGATTCCTCGCAGACATAAGCCCCTCCTTTGGGCAGCGGAGCACTCTGACAACACCACGGTCGTTGGCGAGATGTTCAAGAAGTCGAACCGGATGCTGTCTTACATCAAAAAGGCGTCCTCGAAATTCGATGTTGTGCGCGTGGTGAACTCCTATTATTTCGACATTGAACAGGTCATCAACCCGCGAGAAATCGTTGTCTATACGAAGGAGTATTTCATCTACCTGCTGTTCAAGGCCATCAAAGGTGAAATAAAGGAGCTTACATTCAATGAAGAGTACAGCTTCCTCAACATCCAATCCGATAGGCCGAGTGACATTGTAGCCACCATGCATTTGTTCAACGCCATCAAGAAGCACAAAAATTCAGATGACGTATACCATCAGGGGCTTTACCGGGACTTTGTCGGCAAGTTGGAATATTATACCAAGAAGTACAGCGAGAAATACCAGAAACTCGTTGATAATCTTGCCGCGAAGAATATTTCGGTCAAGTATTGTGCGGACCTTGAAGACGCTATTTTGGATTGCGGACGTAACGACCTTGTTATTTACCAGTCTGAGTTCCTTTCGTCTCTTCGCGCTGCGAGCAATGCAATGGAGCGAGTCCTTGCGGAGGATTACGGCATTCAAGAAAGGAAACGAACTCATTATGCAGCCATCGACGAGGAGCGTGTAAGCTATCTTGCGATTACTCAACATCAATACATGGGCCGACAGAAGGTTTTCCGCGATGGCCGCACGTGCATATACTCGAATGCTACTGAAAGCGGCGACAATAGTTTCAGCAAGCGAGTCATTGTGCCGCTCAAATATCGTCGGATCCCCGATGACTACCAGTTCTCGGACAAAAGCCGCATTCGTTTCATGCGAGCCAGCATGAGTGAAATTGACTACCTCAGAATGATTTACTTGAAAAAGGACATCATCCTCGGTTCTGCCCCGTTCTGCTACCTCTGGTTCATTGATAACTATGTATTTGGTGCGAGCATGTTCGATTTCATGAAGGTCGACAAGTACGGCACCGACGCAGTGTCAATGAAGAGCGATTTTGTGATAGACCACCCCCCTCCCGAAGTTGAGCAAACTTCTCATCATGGGCGTCCTCTCAACGGAGTATCGAGAAGAGTTGTGCATCAGGTTCAAAACGGAAGTTGGGCGTATATGCACCTCTGTTTTCACCGATAAGCCTGTGTCAATGAAGTATCGCGGAGTATTCGACCTTGACGAGCGCGGCATCGGGAAACTCTACTACAATCAGGTGGCCGGCAAGCTTGGCTCCCTCGATTCGATAATGAAGGAATTTCAGAATCGGTTTTACAAGGACAAAGGGAAATAAAAAAGAGGCCGCTTACGACCTCTTGAGTTATGTAGTGTAAGAATGTTCAAGGAAGGGGATTCGAACCCCTGAATCCCGAAGGATTAACGGTTTATCAAACCGCCGCAATAGGCCTCTCTGCCACCCTTCCGAGAACAAAGGTATGAAAAAGATTTACCACGAGCAAATAAAATATGAACAAAGAGCAAGAAGCTATGGTTAAGTCCGCCAAAGAGTTTGTGGCGAATGCGCTCAACGGGATGGCTAAAAAAATCGTATGTCTCGATTTCCCGTGTGCGCTGGTATGGGTAGAAAGCATTGAAAGCGGCGTATATAACCCCATGACGGCTGATTTGCCCGAATACGCCGTAATAGACAAAGAAAGCGGAACAATACGATGGACCGAATTTTCGGACCTCCTGAACACCGACCAGCGTGCTCTGATAGAGGCAAGCGCGTCAATGTGCTCAACAGGTCGTGCAGGGTTGGTTCATTACACAATAGGTACAGAAAGACAATGAATGCAAAAGACGTAAGAAAGAAAGCCCGCCAATTCTGCGGATGTTCAGAAGCCGGCATATCGTGCTCAACCTCGTGCAAAGATTCCTGTTGTGTCATGCGGGAGCGATACGATGGCTACATCTCCGGTTATGAAGCCTGCCATACGCGCCTTCGGAAGTTCGCCAATCGCGTCTATTCCATTCTTGGAGTAAAGGCACTCAACGGATGCGACGACAAGACGTGGGACAAGTTCTGCAACGGTAACGGAACGGACGTAGGCAATGACATGAACAGTCTTGTAAAAACAGCTCAAAAACTTTCAAAATAGTATGGGACGATTTAAGATTGAAGAGGTGGACATTTCCAAAATTCGCCTCATTGACAAAAATGCACGCTACATGGAGCAGACGGACTTCCGGGCTCTGGTAGAGAACATCAAGCGTGACGGAGAGCTTTCGTCTGTTCCCTTCTGCGTGAAATACCCAGACGGACACTTCACCGTCGTATCTGGTAATCACCGTGTCGAAGCTGCTAAAATGGCCGGCTTGACCATCATCCCTGTCATGTACGTTCTTGAGGCAGACACCTCGAACGACGAGATTCGAGCCAAGCAGCTTTCCCACAATTCGATTTCTGGAAAGGATGACCCGGAAATCATCAAACAGCTTCTCGATGAGATACGAGACGTTGCCTTCAAGGAGTACGCTCATATCAGTAACGAGATTCTGGAAGGCGTGAAGGACATCGACTATACTGTCGAGATGCCGAGTAATGAAGTCGTGCCTGTAACCCTCATGTTTGTTGATACGAGCAAGGCAACCTTCGACCGGATTATGGCCGAGCTTGAAAACTACACCTCCGACGAGTTGGAGAACACAATCATCATGGACAAGAACTACATGAAGCGATTGAACGAGGTAACGGCAAAGATTTCGAGCAAATTCAAAATCAAAGCGCAGGCGCTGAGTGTGTGCAAAATGGTCGAACTTGTAGACAATATGCTGAATGGCGGACGCGAAAACACCCCGACCGAGTAATGTAGAGAAAGCTGAAGAGAAGAAGGCTCTGACCACGAGAAGGAAAAAGAAGCTGTTTCTTGAAGCACTCTCTAAAAGGCTGTTGAATGTTTCGGCAGCCTGCAAGGTCGTGGGCATATCTCGCAATACGGTGTACCGGTGGAGGGACGAAGATGACACCTTCAAAAAGGAGTGGGACAACGTGTGCGAAGAGTTCTACGACAATATCGAAACCGCCATGTTCTCAAAGGCTACCATTGAGAAGGACACCACGATGCTCATCTGGCTTTCGAAGACCAAGATGAAGCACCGTGGATATGTCGAGAAGACGGAGACCGACTTGACGGTCAATCCTTTCCTCGAACTGATGAAGGCGGCGACATCCGAAGATAAGTCTAAAAAGTAGTCCCAGAACAGCTCAAAAAAACTTGTAATGCATTGGAAAATAAATAGTTATCTGTTTGGTCAAAAGTTACATTCTTTGTAGATTTACATATCAATAAAAGAATATCAAACAATTAAAAGACAGATAGTTATGGTACGAGGCACTGTAAAGTTTTTCGGAGACAAGGACGACAAAAACACCTACCAGTTTGAGGTTGAAAACGGGTGCTTGTATGTGATTCGAAATTTTAGAGGGAATGAAATGGAGAAAGACCGTGTTGCTTCTGGTTGGCCGCTTGCGAATGCTTTTGGCCACCCCAGCCTGTGCATCGACGGCGGAACCGACTGGTTTGTTTATCCCACGAAAGAGGCCTACGACGAGATTAAGCAAATGATGTCCGATGTCGACTAAAACAGAGCGAGCCTTGTTAATGTTCCGTGAAGGTGATTTTCGCGGCGCATTTTCGATTTTCTCTACCTTCCGGATGGGATTTACCAGAGAAGAGGTTAGAACGCTCCAAATCGCCTCGGAGAGTCTCGGAGGGCACGCCGGATTTTACCGGAGTATCGGAATAGATACGAATGCCGAGGTATGCAAAGCCAAAGAGTTGATAAGAACCAAATACACCAAGAGCAATGACGAGTAAAGAGAGTTTTGACGAACTTCACGAGATTGAAGCTCGACTGAAGAACTGGGAAACCCTTGAAGAAAGGGATGAGATGGAAAAAGAGCGAGAGCAGGCCATTAAAGACCTTGTTCCGGAGGTTGGCTTGAAATGCACAATCTGCTACTATTCGGACTATCGGGCCGCTACTGTTACAGAAGTGATTACAGCGCGGAAGGTAGCCGTTAGGTTCAACGCTACAAAGTGTCTTGATTATTACGCAGGCAGATATAACATCTTGCCGGAGCTTGAAGGAGGCACCAAGATATTCACCAAGCGTTCGAACGGCAAATGGATACAAGAAGGTCAATATAGCCGCGATGGTGTTCGGCTTGCGCTCCATTACCAGAGACATTACATCGACCCGCATTTTTGAGACATGGACCGTGTGATTGAATATCTCGAATCTCGTGCTGCCAGCATTAAGGCGAGTATTTCGAAAGCAGAAGACCGTCTTATTGACGCCAACCGCTCGGAGACTGAAAGAGTCGCAAGGATGGGTTGGGGTTACGGTATGAGGCATAGCAAGTTGAACTTTTCCTCTTCAAAGTCGGACAGAATCAAAGAGCGCATCCGAAACTTGAGTGGAACCCTTGACAAGATTCAACGAACGATAGAGTTTGTCAAATCAATGCAATAGAACCATGAGCAAGAAACGATTCTACGCTGTGCCTACAAAGTTTGTGTTCAGCGGAACATTCAGAATCAAAGCGGAAAGCCAAGAGCAAGCCGAGAAATATGTTCAAGAGCATTGTGGTCTCGTACTCGGAGGCAATATTCATTCCTCACTTCCAGATGATGAAGTCGATTGGGAGTTCGATATTCACCCTGAAACAATCGTAGAACATGGACTTGATTGAACAGATTACAACCGTTGCCACTTCTTTGGGATGGCAGGTTACGTCCGATACCTCCGTTCCGAACGTTGTTGAGTTCGAGTTTTCCCAATATACGCCGGAAGGACATGACTTGGATTTCTGTGCAGAAATGAAAGATAACGACCCCGACACCCTCTTGAAAGAAATCGAACAATATTACGAGTGTTATGACCCCGACTATGAAGCCTATCTGTGGATAGGCACGGACGGCCACGGCAAGAACGGTGCTCCGTATCATATCAAGGACATTGTAAGCGATATGGAAGCGGCAGAGGCAATGATAAACACTCTTTACGAAACCTTGAAAACTGCGCTACAATGAAAATCTTGAAAGTACGCATACAGGGATGCGGATGTAATAACTGCGGACGCAATATGTATCGAAGATATTTGTCCGTGTGCATATTGGGGCGTTATTACGAGTTCTTTAGATTCCGAGGGGTTTGCAAAGACTGCGACCCTCCGTTCTGAAAAAATAGCGTGATTATCGCAAAATCTCGAAATAATTATGAAAACTTACCGATGCGGACGAATGGAAAATATACTCGGCGACGAGTGGTACACAATCCAAAAACGAACTTTTATGGGCATTTGGTTGACGTATGCAAACTTTGAAAGCAGAGGCGAAATGGAACGTGTCGTCAGTAGGCTGGAAAATTTGGGGAACATCGTAATACGGATGAATTGAATATGAAGACGATTAAAGAAAGAGCGGAAGAATATGCTGGATGCAAATATGCAGGAACAGAGTTTTGTAAATACGGCACAGAGTTGAATTGCGATACAGATAACTGCTCTTCGTTGACAAGGTTTATCTCATTTAGCTCCGGAGCCAAGTCAGAGCGCGAAGAACTGACCAAATGGCATAATCCAAAGATAATTACTCCGTACACAGACGAAGAGGTGCTGGTAATGGTTCATCGACAATTCAACACCTACGACGTCATGCGGCATGACCTGCATGGGTGGTGGCAAAAGGCTCCCGGTGGAGGTTGGTGCGCCGCTGACTGCGAAATCATCGGCTGGCGTCCGATTCACGAAAACAAATAGAACTATGGAAGGACGATTGTTATACTCGGTTTTTAAGTACAAAGGTTCGACCTATCAAGTCAGAACTACCAAAGTGGCAAACAGATGTTCAATGTGCCACGCGACACCGTGTAAGGAAGAGCGATATAACACGCTTATCAAATACTTTGGCCCATGTCTCGGAGAAGAGCGGTCTGACGGTATAGATGTAATTTTTAGAAAAGTAAGATAATGACTGAAGCACCCAGCTATTTGTGCAATGCGGTAATTATTCTCACCGCCCACAAACTTGGAAAGGATGTCGATGGCGTAAGCCTCGCCCAGCAAGTATGGGCAGACAAAAGTTTGCCCGAACCTCATGTAATCTCTATGTTGGCAAAGTCCGCCAACACAGCAAGAGAGCGAGTTTGCATAGCCGGCCTTGCCAAAGACGCAGACCGTATTGCAGAAGAAATGTTTACAACTGAATCCATAAGATGAAACCGACACCATGTTATTGTGGGGAATGTTCTTTCCTCAAAGCCGAAGATAGTTGTGGCTTCGGCTATTGCGAAATCTCCGACAACGAGCGTAGTTGTCGAGACAAATGCGAGTTCGGATTCTACCGAATGACGAGATACCATGCAGAACGCATCCTGCACCATTACCAGAAGTGGAGACGAGGCGCGAAGTGCAAACAACCTCATCCGCTCGTTATCGGCAAAGCAATGGACGTGGCAATAGTTGCACTTCGCAAAGACAGAAAAAAAGCGAGCTGCGTTTCATAAAACAGAATTATATTTTGTAAAATGAAATTCTTTGTGTATATTTGCACTATAATTGATGCACAACCCAAATAGACATGAGGATTTTCACCGAACAGGCTATCAAGGAATACGCCGAGAAGCACCCAGAATCAAAGGTTGCTTTGCAGGATTGGGTACAGAAGGTCAAGAAAAGCGAATGGAGTTGCTTCGCGGATATAAAAAAGACCTTCAATAGCGTTGATAATGTAGGCAATCAGCGTTATGTATTCAATATCAAAGGAAATGATTTCCGTCTGGTGGCCGTGATTAAGTTTACAATTCGGTTTGTATATATCCGATTCATAGGGACGCATAAGGAATACGATAGAATTGATTGTCGGAACATATAAAAGTAGAGCAAGTATGACAAAGATTGAGAACAAAACCCAATACGATTGGGCGGTTAATCGAGTTGAAGAGTTGCTTCCGCTGGTAGACGACAATACGCCGAAAGATGACGCAAATCTCATCGAACTTGAGCTGTTGTCGAACCTCGTGGCAGACTACTCCGAAGAACACTTCGCTATTGGCACTCCATCGCTTGCCGATGTGATGAAATTGCGAATGTATGAAATGCACTTGACCCAGCGAGGTCTTGCGGCAATGCTTAATATCAGTCCGTCGCGTGTCAGCGCCATTGTGTCGGGAAAGACAGAGCCAACGTACAAAGTAGCACAGGACATCAGCCGAAAACTGAATATCGACGCGAGTATAGTGCTGGGTGTTTGTTGATGGTTATTGAGCAGAAACATATCGACCTCTTCAATTCGTGGCGGGCAGACTGGAACAAGTTTGTCCGCGACGTTTTGCACGCCAGACTTGACCGTGAGCAACAGGCTATCATCACATCCATCCAGACCAATCCGATGACGGCTGTTGCGAGTGGGACAGCTCGTGGTAAGGACTTTGTTGCCGCCTGCGGCTCGCTATGCTTCATGTACCTGACTCCGACATTTGACGAACGCGGCAGGCTCGTCGGCAATACGAAGGTTGCAATGACGGCCCCTACTGCGCGACAGGTCGGCAATATCATGTCACCGGAAGTTCGCCGTTTGTTCAAGGCTGCACAATTCCTGCCGGGTAGATTGGTGGCGTTCGATATTCGTACCGATTACGAGGAGTGGTTTCTTACCGGTTTCAAAGCTGGAGATGACGCGACCGAGGCATGGTCGGGATTCCATGCGGTCAATACCATGTTTGTTGTAACCGAGGCATCAGGTATCTCCGAAGCGACCTTTGCGGCCATCGAAGGTAACTTGCAAGGTAATTCGCGGCTCTTGATAGTATTCAACCCGAATGTTACCACCGGATATGCGGCACGCGCTATGAAGTCCGAACGATTCGCCAAATTCCGGCTCAATTCGCTGAACGCCGAGAACGTAGTTAAAAAACAAGTCATCATACCCGGACAAGTGGACTACGAGTGGGTGAAAGACAAAGTGAAAAGTTGGGCATCTCCCGTAAGTGAGCAGGACTTCAATGAAGGAGAGGGTGATTTCAAATTCGAGGAAGGATTGTATCGTCCAAACGACCTTTTCCGAATTAAGGTGCTCGGAATGTTCCCGAAAGTTGCAGAAGACATCCTTATCCCCTACGAGTGGATTGAACTCGCCAACCAGCGTTGGTGCAAACTGCAAGAAGAAGGATTTGAACCAATCGGCTCCTGCCGTGCCGGAGTCGATGTAGCCGGCATGGGACGCGACGAAAGTGTCGTATGCAAACGATACGGGAGCTACGTTCCCCAATTCGAGCGGCATCAGTCCGCAGGAAAAGCAGACCACATGCACGTCGCAGGCATGGTAGCCAGAATCCTCCAAGATGACAATGCAGAGGCATACATTGACACCATCGGAGAGGGTGCTGGTGTATTCTCCCGTCTTTGCGAGCTGGGATATAAAAATGCCGTTTCGTGCAAATACTCCGAAGGGGCACGCGACCTGCACGACATTACCGGCCAGCACGAATTTGCCAACATGAGAGCTTTCTTATTCTGGTGCGTGCGGGATTGGCTCAACCCCAAGAACAAGATGAACCCGGCACTCCCTCCCAATGACAAGTTTGCAGAAGAGGCAACCGAAATTCATTGGAAGTTCGTAAGTGATGGCAAAATCATCATCGAACCCAAAGACGACATCAAGAAGCGTATCGGCCGGTCTCCTGACGATTTCGATGCTCTTGCCAATACTTTCTATCCGAGCAACGCTATCGAAAGTGTGTCCGATGCGGATATTGAAGATGATTTTTCATAGCAAAGTAGGTATAATATCCCTATTTTTGTTGTATATTTAGCCCGACATTTGGATATGGACAGCAAAGATTATTTCAAAACAGCCAAGAATCTCAACCTATCAACGGAGGTTCCGAATGAAGACCAAATCGAGACCGTAATCACCAAGATAGAGGCTCGTTTGGCTGAAAAGGTTATGAATAGGGCCGCCAATCGGTCAGTCAAAGAAGGTTACACGATGGCGGTCGAAATGCTCCGGCGCCGACAGAAAGACTATACAGGCATCGAAAAACTCTCAACGACCAGAGCAAGGGCGATTGCCGCTCTTGCCGCAGATTATTTGAACGGTGAATGTTCGGAAGTTATCTTCTGTCATGTACCGATAAAAAGATTTTAGACAATTCGCCGTGTAAAGGCGCACGGCACACATACGGAACGAAATGGACATCAACGAGATTATTAGCGAAGACAGACCTATTGCTCAAATCATCGCAGACCTGAAAGACAAAACCACCCCTGTACCTTTGTGGGAGGAGTTGGAGGAATATTACGACCCTAAAAAGCACGAAATCATTACCAATCCTGCCCTCCGGCCAAGAGATAAACGGAAAAAGAACGGCCAGATAGACCGTGCCGCCCGCATTTTATACCCTGCCGAGAAAATAGTTACTCGTCGGATGAACCAGATGTGTTTCACCATTCCGGTCGAACGCAAGTATGAAACGGAGGACGATGAGACTTTGAAGGAAATCGCCAATGCCATCGAAGCTATCTACGAGAAGGTCAGAATCAACGGCGTGAACAAAAACCGGATGCGTGCATATTTCGGGGCCTGCGAGGTATGTACTGTATGGTATGCAGTTGAAGAGGAGAACGAAGACTATGGTTTCAAGTGCAAGTATAAGTTCAAATGCCGGAGCTATTCTCCCATGCCGACCAAAATGTCGAAAATCAGCGAAGCGAAATTGTGGCCGGTTTTCGACGAGTATGATGATATGGTGGCAATGTGCATCGAGTACACCATCACAAAAAAGAAACAGACAACGTATTATTTCGACTGCTATACGAAGGACACGTTCAAGAGCTATTCCAGCAAAAACGGCCTTTATACGGATGCAGAAATCGAAACCAGACCTATCCCCATCGGTAAAATTCCGGCGGTGTACCTGTGGCGTCCGGCTCCTATTTACGACGGTATTGCGAACAACCGTAGCGACATTGAACTTACGCTTTCACGAACCAGCGACGTAATACGCAAAAACTCCGCTCCGATTGTCAAGGTCGTCGGCGACCTCATCGGAGATAAGCCGGACGGCGGAGAAGCCCGCGAGGTTTATAAACTCAAACAGGGTGGAGACGTCGGATTGGTGTCGCCTGCCGTATCGCACGATGCAATCCAATACTACATCAGCCAACTCAAAGAGAACATCGAAGAAGATACCCAGATGCCGAATTTGTCCATGACGAATGTGAAGAGCCTCGGCAATATTGGTGCAGATGCCAGAAAGACCCTTCTTGCCGATGCCCACATGAAAGTTGGCGAAGAGAAAGACGACATCATTTGGGCGTTCGACAGAGAGTGCAACATCATCAAAGCCTTCCTCGCCGAAGCCAAAAATGAATGGCGAGACGGCATTAAACGACTCAAAGTATCACACCACATCACCCCGTTCGTTCAGAACGACCGGGCCGCGAGAATTTCCGAACTGACAGAAGCAACCGGGGGAAAGCCGGTTATGTCTCAACAGACTGCGGTAGAACGTCTCGGAGAGGTCAAAGACGTAGACGCAGAAATGAAACGACTCAAAGAGGAACAGCGGGCCGAAACAGAGTCCTCGCGTGTTGTAGACGTATTTGAGGGTGCTCGATAGCTATGCCGACAAAACGCATAAATCAACGGGAAGAATATACCGCTCACTACACCCGTATTGAGCGGTATATCGCATTGATAGATGCCATATTCGAGCAGGTAAACAAGGATTCGGTCAAACTTGCAAAGTCCGTCAAATATGATGGTTCCAAACTGTTCGCATTCAATAATTATCCCAAGCTGAAAACACGTTTTGATGAATTGATGGACACGATGGCGTCGGATGTTCAGGCGGTCATTATCAACGGAGTAACGGCAGAATGGGACGAAAGCAATGTTAAGAATGACAATCTGACGAAAAGTATTCTCGGCAAGAAACTTTCAGACCGACAAATTGCCGGCAAAGAATATCAAAAGTATTTTCAAGGTAACGATGGTGCGCTCAAAGCCTTTATAGAACGGAAAGATAGCGGCATGAATCTATCTGCCCGTATTTGGAATATGACAAAAGAATATCGGTCAAACCTTGAACTTGCATTGTCTGTTGGTTTATCGGAAGGCAGAAGTGCGGCAGAGGTGAGCCGAGATATTCGCGAATATCTAAATGAGCCGCAAAGATTGTTCCGCCGTGTCAGAAATCAATACGGAAGCCTCGTCTTGTCGAAAGCGGCCAAATCATACACGCCCGGTTCTGGGCAATATCGTAGTAGCTATAAGAACGCGCTACGTCTTGCCCGAACCGAGATAAACATGGCTTATAAAACAGCAGACTATGAGCGTTGGCAACAACTTGATTTCGTTGTCGGATATGAAGTAAAACGGTCTGGCCGCAAATACTCATGTTCGGTATGCGAAGCCTTTGCCGGTAAGTATCCAAAATGGTTCAAGTTTACGAGTTGGCATCCAAACTGTCGGTGTTACGTCATTCCGATTTTGATGAAAGACTCGGAGTTCTGGGCCGAATCAAAAACGAGCGTCAATGAGGTTAAAGACGTTCCGCCCGGCTTCAAAAAGTGGTGCTCCGATAATATGACACGGGCAAAGGAATCCTCTTCCGTTCCCTATTGGGTACGCGATAACTTCAAAAAAGGGCGTCTTGAGAACGGTCTTCGTCTTGTGTAAAGTGCTGGGTATTTCCCAGCACTTTTTTATAAGCCCATGCGCGAAAAATAATTGCAATTCACTGAAAAATAACAGGTTATCCGTTTGGTAAAAAGTCATAAACTTTGTAGTTTTACAATACAAATAAAAGATAATCAATAAGTTATGAAGGCAATAATAAAGTTCATCGACGCAGACCTCACGAATGGCAGAACAGACCTTATGGTCGGCATCGAACGTGTCACGATTGATTCAAAGTTTTATCGAGCCTTACGGGAGGCCGTCAGCAAGGCTGGCCGTATCATCAAATCGCACCCGTTCGTTGGTTATGTAAATGTGACACCAGCCATGCAATATGAACGCCGGTTTGCAAGAGAAATTGAAACAATTCTCAAAATTGCAAAATTATAATCATGGAAAACTAATTTATAATAAATAGATTACAGCATGAAAGGGCCTACAATACTACTCAACGAACGTGATTTACTGCGTTTCAAAATAATTTCCGGTGAACATATGAAGAGCATCCCATGTACTATGGTGCTACGCCTTATGGATACAGAGGAATTCGGTTGCGATTATTGCCGAGCTTTAGGGCTTGTTTTGGAATTATTTCCGGAAATAGACCGAGTGGAACTTGAAAAAGAGTTGGATAAATATGTATAACTCGCGTGGCTTGTTCTACGCTATAATTAAAAGCAATATGGAAAACTCAATCAACGTAAACGGGTGCTCTGCCTGCCGGCCCGGACAAGAAAACTACACCTCTTACAGGACACGAATCGGTCGCAAGGAGGTGACACGGTGGCAATATGATTACCGCACCGAGGATGGAGAACTCTTCTCCTGTGTTGGAGCTTCGCTTGATAGCTGTCGGGCCAAACGTGATTTATGGTTATCCCAAAGAAAGTAGTCATGGCTCGCACGATAGTCAAAGTTTATTTGAGAGGCAAAGACGGAGACCTCGATAGCTTCATTACTCCGATAAACCTTTCGGAAAAAGACGCCCGTAATTACTACATTGGTAAGTGGTGGAATATGGGTATAGAGACTGATAAAATGATGAAGTGTTACAAAGTTGATATTCTGAAAACCAATAAATAAAGAGCAAAATGGAAACAATCGTCTTGAGTAAGAGAAACTGCCATCGTGCAGACAAAGTGCGACAAATCGCCCATCCCGAATACGGAGAATGGACTTTTGAATGGCGCGGTCAGAAACTCCGGGAAGGTTTCATGCACACCGAATACGCTCACCTTGCTTCCCAGCCCGGATGGGGCAATGCTACGGTCGTTTCAGATAACGAAACCGAAATGAGACTCTGGGAGGTAGTATCATGGAAATACGATATTTCCTTTGAAGACCTTTGGGCGAGGGCCGTAAGAGCATACGACGGCACGAGCTTCAGCCCCGAAGTTCGCGCCGCAACAGCAATTCGCGAGTATGAATCTCTCGTTATTGAGGACTTGAAGAAACTTCCGGCTGAAGAACATGATGAGTACGTCGCCAAGTTCAGGGAATGGGTTGGGACGCTTTTCGACAAACATTCCCGCATATTGAGTGTAATGATTGCCGGCCCTGCCAACTTTCCGGTCAGACGAAACGAAAAATCCAACAACTCCTTCGACCGAGCTGTCGAAGAGTTTAGTGAATGGCGGGCCAAGTATGCCAAGCGGGCGGCAAAGCGCATTGAAGCCGCTAAATCTCCCGAAGAGAAAGAGGCCGAAGAATGGCGCGGTCTCAAACGAGACATCGACTATAACGTGCAAACTTGTGTTGAGATTGACACCGGCAAGAACACCTACTCGTACCGAACCGCATTCACCAACTCGATTTTCGGCAAAATTGAACGCCTCGCCAACAATGGGAAAGCCGCTCTCGTATTGAAAGCTCTCGCGTACATCAAGGAGGTACAAGAGAGCGATACAACAGGGCTGAAAAAACCGCTCTTCACGTCGCGGCACAAAATCTGGAAACTCCAAGAAGTGTGCGAGCAAGCCATCCAGCGGCAAGCAGAACGTGAAAATCGGGAAAGTGTCGAGATACCTTTCGATGGCGGTAAGGTAGTCAAGAACTACGCCGACGACCGCCTGCAAATCTTCCACGACAAGAAACCCGACTCAAATGTGATATTCTCCTTGAAACGAAACGGATTCAAATGGTCTCGGTTCAATGGGTGCTGGCAACGACAACTCACAAGTAATTCCTATTACGGCGCGGCAAGGGTTATCATCGGTGAAGGCTTCGAGTATAATGATGCCCGCGACGCATTTATAAAGACCCTTTATAATGCAAAATAATGGTTATTTGTAATCTCCGATTAGTCATAACATTACAAAGAAACGAGTAATTTAAGCCAAAATTTTGCATATTTTTTCTTCAAAAGTAGGGATATTGTCCCTACTTTTGTATATATTTGCATCAAGCGTATGACGATGTACGCCACGGATTACTGCACGAAACAACACACTTGCTCTTGGTTTTTAGTAACGTGGGGAGTCTGCTGGCATACGTGTCAGCAGACTTTTATTTAACTAATTACCAATACGATGAGTAAGGTCGCACAAGTAATCGTAAAGTTGAAACCCAAAGTGGCGTCGTTGGGGTTCAACCGAATGGAAATCGAGGGTGTTGCATCCCGGATTGCAAACAACCTCGGTGATGATGCCACAGAAGAGGACATTGACGCTGAAATCGACGCGGTGATGCCCTATCTCGAATTAGCCCAGACCTCGGCCAGTCGAATCATCAACAAGTCGAAGGACGGGGATGGCAACAAATCCACTACCGCAACCGGCGAGTCGAAAAAGACTGAAAAGCCGTCCGACAAGGAAGGCGAGCAGGCCAACGAGAAAGAGGAATCGACGGGTGCAATCAATCTCAAAAACATGGATGACCTCAAGAAGCTCCTCGGCGGTATCGTGAGCGAAACCCTTTCCCCTATCGCCAAACGGTTGGAAGCTATTGAAGGTAGCAAAATCGCAGACACGCGGCTTTCGCAGGTTAAAGAAATCGCGAAAAAGGCTGGCGGGTCATACGAAAAAACGCTCCTCAAAAACTTTGGCCGTATGACCTTCGAGAGCGACGATGACTTCGCTGAATATCTGACTGAAATTACAGCCGATGTCGATTCCTATGTGCAAGAGAACTCCAACGAAGGACTGAAAAACTCCCCCAAGCCGAAAGGCGGTTCGAGTGAAGGAAGCAAAACCCTCGACCCAGCGCTTCAGGAGCGAATCAGCGAACGTAAGGCCGAAACCGCAGCCCCGGCCATCGCAGGGCTGCCAACCAATCAGTAAGAAACATGGAAAGGAAATTCCATTACACAGCTCCGGCGAAACCCATGCCCGTAGTTTTCGAGCAGGTGTTCGCAGAAAAGCCTGCCGGAGGTGTCATTCCTAATCCGGCCCATGACATCATGCCGGGAACAGCTCTCGACGCAAGTGGCAAGCCTATTAAGGCATACCGTCTGACAAAAGCTGTCGGCAGTAGCGACACCACCATTCAAATCGAAAAGGGAAGCGGTATCGCATCTGGCGACATCATCGGACATGGCAAGAAGGCTGTTGCTTCGACGAAGGTAGACACCAGCAATCCGAACTACGACATCGTAACGGTAACGATGGGTGTCGAAATCGCCATCGGCACGGTTCTCTATCAGGCCAAAGCCGCAAGTGCCGATTCAGCCGAACCCATCTATCAGCCGGCGTATATCCTCGGTTCTCCCGCATACGCAGGAGAGGGAGACCAAGAGGTTCGCCTTATCAACGGCGCAAATCTGCGTAAGGAAACTGCTCCTATCTCCGAGGAGGTAGTAGCGATGATGAAAAACATTTCACTCGTGTAAGCTATGGGACACATGAATAAACCCCTTTTCGACCTCGACCAGCCGGGATTGCAGGCAGAGGTCGATTCCTATAAGCCGGGCAACGGCCTTATCTGGCCGGTACTGTTCCCGCTGAAGTACACTCCCAAATTCGACCTGAAGGGTATCGAAGGTGAGGACGGTATTCCCGTATCGGCAGACCGTGTCGCCTTCAATACGAAAGCACCGCTGAAAAGCCGCAAGACGGTTGGTTCGTGGAGTGGACAGCTCTCCAAGATTTCGATGTCAAAGGAAAAGACGGAGCTGGAAATCGGTGAGTACGAAGACCTGAAGACCATTGCGGCCGCTAACACCGAAGACAAGCAGACTGCTCGCTACCTCGTAGATATGGTCTACGACGACGTGAAAGCCTGCAATGACGGTGCAGACTACAAAATCGAAATCGACGCATGCCGTCTCGGGTCGCGAGGCATCCAGACTTTCCCGAAGGAAATCGAAGGAGATATGGCAACCGAGGACGTCATCAACTTCAACGTACCGAAGGAAAACTTCGTTGCCTCCGATATTCCGTGGGGTCAATCCGGTGCTGACGGTCTTGGCGACCTCGCCAAGTGGCAGGACATGATAGCCTCGCAGGGCAAGAAGAAGCCGATGTTCGCTTTCCTCGAAAAGGCCACATTCGAGCTTCTGCTTTCGCAGGAAAAAACAATGAAGCGTGTCGCTTCCGTCCTGCTCAACGTAACGGGCCTTGTCTCGTCCGAGGTGTTGTCTCTCGACAACATCAACGCCTATCAGAACAAGCACGGCTATCCGCGTATCATAGTTCTGGACAGCTACGCAACCATCGAGCACAAAGACGGCTCCCGGACGACCATCAAGCCGTGGAACAAGAACGTCGTTGCCTTGTCGCCTGTCGCCCAGCTTGGCTGGACGTACTATAAGCCGGTTCCTTTCGTGAAAGGTACAGCCGCGATTCAGGCACAGGGCAAGTACGCCAAAACCACCGTGTACTCGCAGGTGAACCCCCTGCTTGAGGTTACGATGATTGAAGCGTATGTTCAGCCCGCTCTCATCAATCGTGGGTCGCTCGTATTTGCAAACATCGCAAATACCGAATGGGCCGACGGCCAGTCCACGGATGAAATGAGCCTCGAAGACAGGCGAAGCATTGCGGCTCCCGCATCAGCTCCCGCCAACAGTTCAGGTGCAGACAACACGGTAAACGTGTTCGATTCGACTTTCGACAAGGAGACCGTTTTGGCCGCCATGAAGTCGATTGGTGCAACGACCAATCCGAACATCACGGCCACCAATCTCGAATCCAAAATCGAGGCTCTGGACGAGGAACAGAAGGTAGCACTCAAGAAGGCTCTCGGTATCGAGGCATAGGGATATGAAGACCGTATTGGAGGCCCTGAAGTCGTGTGTCGGTTATCCCGTTCCGAAAGACACTATCGAAACCATCGCGGTACGGCGAGGCATTTACGATTCATTACAAGAGGAAATCAATACTCAAGTGATGGGAAGTAAAGCCTTCGCCCTCTGCGAGGCAGATATTATGAAATATCTGGTAACGGTAGCCAATGTGAGCGAGGGAGACGTGAGTATTAGCGTGAACGATAAGGATATTCTTATCAACACGGCAAATTCCGTCTATGCGAAATACGATGAGCCTCTTATCGGTGTTTCCCTGCAACCGACCGTAGAGAATCTATGCGAGTAGTCAGATGGTAGAGTTTAGACCACATAGGTTAAGGATTCGTAGTACAACCGGTCATCGGGACGACGCAACCGGAGATTGGATTGCCGATACCGAGTCATGGAGCGACCCGATACCCTGCCGCTATGTAGCAAACGGAACGGGCCAGCAAATCAAGCTCGACGACGGAACATTCTACACCTTTTCCTACGTGGTTTATCTCGACCCTGATGACCGAATCTATCGGCATGGCGACATGGTTCGCCTATACGACAAAGCCGGGAACCTGCAAAGCGAACAGCCCATTACTCGCCCCCACAAAGGACAGCTCGATACGAAACTATGGCTATGAAGATGACTACCCCTATCAGCGTAATTGATAGGGCTCTTGCACAAGCGATGCAGGAAGCCAAGCGAAAAGTTGTTCGGACGCTGGCCTTTTTAGGTGAGAAGTGCATCATCGAAGCACGGGATAGGTCGCAAGAAGAAAGCTGGTACGACCAAACCGGAAATCTTCGCAGTTCAATCGGCTATGTAATCGTGATGGAAGGTCGCATTGTGTCCATGAGTGATTTCAAACAAGTCAAAAATGGCACACAAGGCCCGGTAGAGGGAAAAGCCCTCGCAAAGAAGCTCGCGAGCAACTACAAGACAGGATTCGCACTCATTGTTGTCGCAGGTATGCACTATGCGGCCTACGTCGAAGCTATGGATAATAAGGTCGTACTAACCTCCGCGGAGCTTTTGGCTCGCCGAGAACTCCCCGGAATGATGCGGCAACTCAAAACTCAAATAGCGGCATAATGAAGTCTGACGCGGAAATAACGGACATTCTCTATTCGATTCTGAAAGGGTCGGATTTACACCGAGAAGTTTTGTCGCGCGGCGGTAAGTTATACACCGACGAACGACCGAAGAACTCCGGCAAAGAGGATATAACGATTCTCGTCCTCGACAACCTTGTCGGTGGAGACTCGCAAGAGAATGTTGTCAATATCAATATCTATGTCCCGGACACTCCGCGCGACAATCAGATGATTATTGACAAACCGAGAGTCCGCATTTTATCTCGGCTCGCTATCAACCTCTTGGAGGAATATACAGTCAGTGATTATCGGTTCTCCATCGAAAAACAGAAGGTTTACAAAGTGAATGGAGCCGACGAGCATTGCATAAACAACAGATTATCATTTACTCACTTAAAGTAGACCATTATGGCAACAGCATCCGCAGTAACGGCATGGGGTAAGCCTACAATTAAATCCGGTGCGTCTGGCGAAAGCGGTGCGCTCGGCACTACCCTCGAAGATGTCGGCAAGATTAAGGAGAACACCACCTCCCTTGAACTTGTTAAAGGCAACGTGAACGAACTTTTCGGTGAAGGTCACGAGTTGGTGGACAAGATGGAGCTTGAAGGTACGTGGACTCTGAAGTTCACGGTAATCAAAGCCTCTTTGGACAAGATTGCCAAATTCTTTGGCCTTTCGGTGTCCACCGATAAGTTGGCTATGAAAACAACCATCGTTTCGGAACCGAGGTCATACACCGTAGACCCTCTTCTTGTCGGTGCAATCGGTGCAGAACTTCCGTATTGCTACACCTCGATTACGCCCAAATTCGCTACGGCGGAAGGATGGACGATTGAATTTGAGGTTACGACGATGGAGCCGGAAAGCGAATCGGTAGCTCCGGCAACCCTCTACGTGAAAAAGGCGGCGGCCCAAGCCTCTTCACAATCGACTGGCAAATAGAATTGCTGGTCTCTGGGGTGGGCTATCTGCCGGCCCATCCCTCATGCGGATTTAGCTCAACGGTAGAGCGTCAGTCTACCAGACTGAAAACGGAGGTTCGACCCCTTCAATCCGCTCAAGTTTTTTCGGATATGGATAAAGAACGGTTTATAGAATCGGCGGTATCGGATGCGATGATTGGCCGGCCTATCTCCTTCGAGTTGAAAGGAAAGAAATTCGATGTTCATCCGCCGACCCTCGGCAAGATGCAAATTCTATCGAAACTCTACCTGCAACTCGAAATCGACGAGGAGGCTTTGAGCGAAAATCCACATTTGGAAGCCATGAGGATATGCGATAGCAAAACAGATATAGTCTGTGAGATTATGGCAGTCGCAACCTTTGACCAGAAAGAAGATTTGCTCGACAACGACAAGATATGCGAACGAGCTGAATTTTTCAAGTGGAACTGCCTGCCGCCCGACTTCGGGACATGCCTTCTCGCAATCCTCACACAAGTCGATTACGAAAATTTTATGACCTCTATTCGATTAACGAAGATATTAAGGCAAAACGCGCCTATCGCAACAAAGAGGGCAAATCGAGTAGAGTAGTTGGTGGACGCTCTCTTTGGGGTGGAATGTTGGATGTCGCGTGTTCCAAATACGGATGGACGCTTGATTATGTCCTTTGGGGTATCAGCTATCTCAATTTGAACATGATGACTTCCGACGCCATCTCGGTTCTGACCTCTTTTAATGAAGAGGACAAGCCAGAAGTGCTTAATGCGGACGACCCGGCAAATGCCGCGGCAATTTTGAGACAATTCGGACAACTCGGAGAATAATGAACGGAGTACAGGGAGCTATCCATTTTGTTGTTACCGGCGATGAGACCGACCTTTTGAGAGCACTTTCGTCCTCTCGCTCGGCCATCATTGCGAGTGGCGACACAGCGGAGAAGGAAGGAGCAAAGATTGAGCAAATGTTCAAGCGTGCGACTTCCAGCGTTTTCGCGTTTTTCTCGGCGGCGCAGGCTACCAGTTTCGTAAAGTCAATGGCGACCGTTCACGGAGAATTTCAGCAAATCGAAATAGCTCTTGAAACGATTCTGGGTAACGAGCGGGAAGCCGCGACGCTTATGAATCAACTCCGGGAGACTGCCGCCAAAACCCCCTTCGACATGAAGGGTATTGCCAATGGTGCAAAACAGCTCCTTGCCTATGGTGAAGATGCCGCGACAGTCAATGAGACCCTAATAAAGTTGGGAAACATTGCCGCGGGCCTTTCGCAACCGCTCAGCGACCTTGTGTACCTATATGGAACAACGATGACGCAAGGCCGTCTCTACACACAGGATTTTAATCAATTTGTCGGCCGAGGTATTCCGATGATTAAGGAGTTGGCCGAGTATTTCGGTGTGGCAGAAAGTGAGGTCAGAGGGCTTGTAGAGGCCGGCAAGGTCGGGTTCCCCGAAGTGCAAGCGGTCATCAGTAGCTTGACCGAGGAAGGCGGAATGTTTTTCAACCTGATGGAGAAACAAAGTACGTCCGTCATCGGTAAAATCTCCAATCTCGGCGATGCGTGGGATGCCGCCCTCGATAAGATGGGAGAATCGAGCGAAGGTTTCATCTATACAGGAATCGAAGGCTTAACGTATCTCGTTGAGCACTACGATACCGTATTGAAAATTCTCGGCACACTCGTTACGGCCTACGGGTCATACAAGGCGGCGCTTATCGCCATCAACGCTATTCAGAAAGTGTCAGCTACGGTTGCGGCAACAAGGGCACTCCTCGCGCAAACTCAAATGCTGACTCGTGCGACTCAAGCGCAAATCTTATTCAATCAGGCTGTGAAAGCGAATCCGTATGTACTCGCATTCTCGGCCCTCACTACCGTTATCACCGCTTTGGCAATGTTCTGCGATAAGTCAGACGAAGCGGAAGAATCTGTTTCAAGGCTTGAGAACGCCAACAAGAAGGCTTCAGAGGAATTTGATAAAGAGGCCGCAAAAATCAAGTCGCTTCAAGATGTAGTTGCCAACGCGAATGTCGCTTATGATGAGCGCAAGAAAGCATTGGATAAATTGCGTGAGATTGTACCGGAATACAATGCTTCTCTTTCAAAAGAGGGGGAGTTGGTGAACAATAACACCGACGCAATTAAGGATTATCTCGTTCAGCTTGAAAAGCAAATCAAGTTGAAGGCCGCGCAAGAAGAACTGGAAGAGGCATATAAGGAACAGCGCGAACTTCAGAGAGAGTGGGATTCTGCTCGTGAAGACCTTTCCCTCAAGCGCACCAATTCTGCATATTACGATAAACCGATTATCGACGTTGCCGGCATGTTTGGGCAAAGAGACCTTCAGAAGGCAGAGGCTCGATTCAACGATGTTGATGCACGTCTGACCAAAGTAAACCAGACTATCGCAAGTCTCAATTCCGAGATTGCCACCACATCTACCGAAACTAACGGTAGCACCAAACAGTTCAAGACCTTTTCGGAGCAACTTGAAGCCGCAAAGAATAAGGTTACGACTCTCAAAGCAGAATTGAAAGACCTGCTTGCCGGAAAGGGAAATGAGGAAAGTTTCGTGAAGGCTATTGAGGACAAGCGCAAGGAACTGAAAGCTGCCGAAGACGCATACGACACCTTGCGAGGTATTGACCCCAAAAGTAAGAAGGCCAGCACATCATCGACCACCGACTATAAGACCAAGATAGCCAATGAAGGGCGTGAACTTGAACGGCTCTATAAGGACATGGAGCTGTCCATCCAACGAGCACGAATCGACGCGATGGATGAAGGTCTCGAAAAAGTGCTCGCCGAAAACGAGTTGAATCATAAAGCAGAGTTGGAGGCTATTGAACGCCAGAAGGAAGATACCTTACGGAAAATTCAAGAGCGGGAGAAAACCATTTGGGAGTCCGAAAATCCTGATTGGAAGAAAAAGGGGCTGACCTTCACTCCGACTACTACCGAACTGCCCAAAGATGTCGCCAGCCAATTTGACGCCCTTACCAAAGCGGCCAATGATAGACTTGTTACTGACAACAAAAAGGCGTTGGACGATATGTTGTCCGACTACATGTCCTATGAACAGAAAAGGAGCAAAATCAAAGAGGAATACGACAAAAAACGTCAGTCCCTCTATAATGAAGACGGCTCCTTCCGTTCTGGCGTATCACAAGGTAATGTTGATGAGTTGAACCGTAGCGAAACCGAGGCTCTAAAAGCTGTCGATGAGGAATTTGCCCAGCGAGAAGCGACCTATCAGTCATGGATGGAAGCTATCGCCAACATGACGTTACGGCGGTTGGAGGCCGTACTTGCAAAGGCAGAACAGGAGTTGGCCGAGCTCGAACAATCTGGCGATGCCGATGATAGCCAAATGGCTGTTGCCCGTGCAAAGGTAAACACCGCTCGCAAGAAGGTTGAGAAGGCAAACGCCGATAATGATTTGACACCCGGCAAGCGCACTATCAAGGAATGGGAAGACCTCTACAAGACCTTGATGGAAGCAGAAAAGGAATTTGAAAGTGTTGGCGACGCCGTTGAAGGAACCGCCGGAAAGATTATTTCCTCGGCGGGGCAGATTATGACCTCGACGTTAAGCATGATTAACAGCATTATCACTTTGGCAACGACTTCCTCCACGGGAATCCAAACCGCGGCCACAGCATTAGACAAAGCGATTCAAACTGTCGAGAAAGCGAGCGTCATCCTAACGATTATCTCTGCGGCCATGCAGGTTGCTATGGCAATCATCAACCTATTCAACAAAGACGATGAATACCAAGAAGAAATTGAGCGGTTGCAGGAACGCATCAACCAGCTACAATGGGAATTGGAGAATACCGAAGCCTCTCGTCTCAATGAGAATATTGATATTCTCAAGTTGGTTAAGAGCACCTATGCCGAGGTTACTACCGAAGTGTTGAAACTGCATTCCGCAGGAATGAGTACATGGGGGAGCTTTTATCAGATTATTGGTAAGGTTATATACAAGGAAGAAATACTCAAGAAAACTTCCCAAGAGATTGCAAAAACCTATGCCAACCTCGAATATACGGTAGATAAGGCCCTCGGAGAGAAGCGGTTTGACGACGCAAAGAATCAGTTGGCAAATATCGCTCAACAACAGTTGCTTATACAAGAACAGATACGGAACGAGGATGCCAAGAAAAAGACTGACCACGACAAAATCGCAGATTGGGAACGTCAGATTATTGAACTTGGCGAGGAGGCGAATAAAATCATCAACGATATTGTCGAGGAGATTATGGGCGGTAGTGCCGCTGACCTTGCAAGCGAACTCGGTGATGCCTTTATCGAAGCCTTCAGAGCAGGAGAAGATGCCGCGGAAGCATGGGGCGAGAAGGTAGACGACATCGTAGCCAACGTCATCAAAAGAATGTTGGTGAGCAAATACCTTGAAGAACCGCTGGGCGACATCTTCGACAAATACAAATCGAAGTGGTACAAGGACGGTGAATTTGCGGGTATCGACGCCATCATGGAATCCATGAACGGTTTTGCCAATGACCTCAATGCCGTAGGAGACGAGTTCCAAACCATTTGGGACAGCCTTCCGGATTCCATCAAAAATTTGATTACCGTAACCGATGATGCCCGTGAAGCCTCCGAGCGGGGCATTGCAACGGCAAGTCAAGAGAGTGTTGATGAGAATAACGGACGTCTAACAGTTATTCAAGGACACACCTACACGATGAATGAAAACGTGAAATTGATAGTCCTTTTGGGTGATAAAATACTGGAAGCCATAAACATAATTCGCGCAAATACCGAGTATTGCAAGCGGCTCGACAATATTGACAAGCAAATTTCCAGCATGAGGAATAAACTTGACGAAATCGGTGATGATGGATTAAGAGTTAAATAGCAATGGAACAGCCCCTTATTAGAGACATATACGCACAATGGAAAGATGCCAAACAACAGGCGCAGAAGGAGTGCGAAAATCGCTCGCTATTCAATATGGCGGAGAAATATCGTGTATGCAGTATGTTCAAGGGGACGGAAACCCTTGAACAGGTGCTTAAACTGTTTTCGTCTCCGCAGGGCATCGAGTTTTGTACGAAGCGTTCTTTCCCGACGATTGAAATGTGCCGAAAATTCAAAGGCCCTACGGCCGAAAACCTCGGTATTTATGTCGAAGAAGACGTGAAGATTCAGAACCGCCCTTTGGTGATTCTCGTTGGTAATTGTCGCGCCGAGTTGGAGTATAGCATCCCCGGAGAACGGTATCAAGTAGTCTTGATGCACGGAGCTACCGCGCATATTAAAGCCTCAAATTGGGCGGTCGTATTTGTAAACAAAGACGGTGGCGGCGAAGCCACTATCGAAATATCGGAACATGCGAAAGTGCTATGATAGGTAAGTTCAACATAGACGGTATTGACGCATACGAACGGTTCGGGGTCTTCATTTCCGATGCCGGCCTCGTCAGCTTATTGCAATATCCTCCCTTGAAAAAGGTAGATAGCAATGATTGGCCGGAAGAGGACGGAGAAGAGTTCGATTTATCCGAACCGACCCTTGACACAAAGACTGTTCAAGTGAAGTTTGCCTCCCACAAAGCAAACCGATTCGGTGCGTTCTTTGCCGCCATGTCGGACACCGGCTATCACGACTTCGAGGTTCCTGCCATTGCTCGAACATTTCGATTAAGGCTTTCCAGTCAGCAGGCTATGACTCACTATCCGCGGGCAGAAGCCTTCACCCTGCAACTTTCCGACGATTTCCCTCTCCGGGGATATTCTTACGTTGCCCCAGAGACCTTGATAACCAGAACGAGCGGTTATGAGTTGGATGGGCGCGACCTCGGCCAATACGGAGTAACGATTTTGGAAGGGAGCCTCGCCGAAGTGCTCAAATCTCCGGCAGTAAAACAAAACCTATTGCAGAATTTACAGCGTGAGAATGGGGCAATCTATGATGGCGAATATGTGGCATTCCAGACCAAAGAGGTTAAGTTGAAATGTTCATTGAGGGCACACACTTTCGACGAGTTCTGGCGTAACTACAACGCATTGCTCTATGACCTTACGCGGCCCGATGAACGGCTCCTTTTTGTCGAATACACAGGCTATGAATACCCGTGCTACTATAAAAGTTGCTCTTCGAGTCAGTTCCTATTCACACATGGTAAAATATGGTGGGTATTCGACCTTACTCTGGTATTCACATCCTTCCGTGTTGAAGGTGAAGAATACCTCCTTGCGTCTGAAGATGACATGCTGATTATAACCGAGGACGGAGAGTCCGCAATAGACTTGTCAGAATATGATTAAGAAGATAAAAATAAGCAAGTTGCCGCTTGTTTCATCCTTTACGGGATTGTTCACTATCGGAGTGGACAAAGATAACAAGAGCGTCAAGATAGGTCTTGAGTTCATCAAAACCGCGGCCGATAATTGCGACGAAAAGGCAAAGTTGGCCGACGAGAAGGCCGCGGCCGCTGACCGTGCCGCGTCTGCGGCAAATCAAGCCGCCGGAACTGCCTCTAATGAAGCCGCCAATGCCGGGATGCAAGCATCTGCGGCCGAGCAAGCCGCACAGGAGACTACCGAGGTCAAAGAGCAAGCACTTGCTACCATTGCTCGGCTGGAAGAACTTGAAGAGTCTTTGGTCGGTCAGTATAAGATGATTCCTACCGGTATGAATCTTACCTATCCGAAGGTGATAACTCTGCGTAATCCAGCCTCTCTTCGGATTGCATACGAACTGTTGCCGACAAATACCGGTCGAAATGTGTTGTTCCTTTCGGATGACCGGGCCGTGTCCGTCCTGCCGGGCGGCCAAATCATCCCCAAGTCCGCAGGTATCAGCAAGGTGCATGTCATCCCTACTGAAAATACGGAGATATACCAAACGGTCGAAATCAAGGTTGTTGAACCGTACATGAGAAAAGTCGCCTCCTCGTCAATCCGTCTGACCGGAAGCGGAAATATTCGTTTCACTTAAAACATACTGAAAATGAAACAGAAAGGCTACATCAGCGAATTTATCAACGGCGGAAGGATTGTTTCTCACGGCAAGGTGGAAAACCTTGACAACGGTTTCTCCCTTCCCGATAACATGCCCTTCTCGGTCTATATTCGACCAAAGGCAGAAACAGCAAAAATCGACGTAATAATGAACGTGCGGTGTTGGCAAGAGCAAGTCTTCTCCGATTCCCCGTTCGTGCTCAACGATTGGAGTCCGCTCGCAGTTTCAGCCATCGGAGCCGACAGCTCCATTCTGGAGCACTACGACGTGTATTGGGGTTGCGGAAGCGCGGTAGAGGTATGATAATATCACTATTTATCAGCCTATCCAGAAGGCTCCGCAGAGTTGTCGGCTCGCTACGGAAGCCCCAAGCGATGAGACTTGTCAAGACCGATTCGATTCGGTTCTCGGCACAGAACGGAAAATCAGTAATTCGATTCAAATAGAGAAAATTATGGCATTTACTCCTGAACAGGAAGCAAAATTGCTTCAAATTGTCGAAGCGTTTGAGAACGGCAAACGTCTCAATGAATTGCCGCACGTCGGCACGACCAATCCGTTCAATTTGCTCGTCGAGGTTCTTGATACAGACGGCGAGAGTAAGCAGGCCCAGCTTGCGACTCTGCTTCCGTACATCGAGGACGAATGTTCCTACGGTATCGAATGGGACACGGCTGTTTCGTCGCCGGTATGTACTCGCATCGGTAGTGTCGCTCTCCACAAGAGTCTCCCGATTCAGAACATGATGAAGGGATGTATTCTCAACGACAGCGGCAAGATTGTCGAGTATCTTACCCCGACGAACTGGCTGGCACATCTGCGCGATGGTTCCATCGGTCAGGTGATGGTTGAGATTCCGGCACACTACCGTAAGTTCGAGACGGATGGAACGAAACGGCGGGCGAAAATCAGCCTCTATCCTATCCCCGGTTATCACTTCGTTCCGAAGGGGTACATAAGCGCATACGAAGCGACAGTACAACGTAGCACGAACAAATTGTGCTCAGTCGTGAACATGGATGCAGACTACCGAGGCGGCGGAAACAATTCCGCATGGGATGGTTCGTACCGCACCTTGCTCGGACGCCCTGCAACGGCCATTTCGAGAACCAATTTCAGAACCTACGCTCGCAATCGAAACACAGCCACGAAGGAATGGAACTGCGCCGATTACAACCTCTACAAAACGATGGTTTGGTTGTACTACATCGAGTACGCCAACTTCAACAGTCAGGCGGCGTTCAATGCCCAGAAGGATGCCAGCGGATACGCGCAGGGCGGTCTTGGCAATGGAGTGACGACCATATCTGATTGGTCTGGCTTCAACAGCTACTATCCGTTTGTTCCGTGCGGATATACGGATGAACTCGGCAATTCCTCTGGCGAAGTAGCCTATACAATGCAGAAAGAGGATGGTAGTACCCATGCGACTGTCATGGTGAACCGTTACCGGGGTATCGAAAATCCGTTCGGCCATATCTGGAAATGGACGGATGGTATCAACGTCGAAATTTCGTCGGAAGCCGACGGAGGTACGAGTAAGGTCTATGTCAGCGACGACCCGTCCAAGTACAACGACAGCAACTATGACGGCTACTCCATGCGTGGACTCGAAGCCCGGAAAGAAGGTTATGTAAAGGCTCTCATCTTCGGGGAGTTTGGCGAAATCATGCCGGAAGAGGTTGGAGCAGGTACAACGACGTATTTCTGCGACTACCACTATACCAACATTCCGGCCTCCGGTAAGTCCCTGCGCGGTGTCCTGTTCGGCGGTAACGCGTATAACGGTGCGGCTGCGGGCCTCGCCTATGCGAACTCGGATAACGCCCCCTCGCGTACGAATGCGAACTTCGGGTCTCGCCTTTGCTTTATCCCCCAGACGGCATAAGCCGTCTGGGATTCGATAAAAGGTTGGTTGCTCTTGCGGTGTCCTGTTCAGCGGTAACGCGAATAACGGTGCGAATGCGGGCCTCGCCTATGCGAACTCGAATAACACCCCCTCGAATACGAATGCGAACATCAGGTCTCACCTATGATTTTCAAAGGTTAATTAAAAATATGGGAGCAACGACCTTGCCTCTTGGCAAAAGATTACAAACCTCAAAACGGTGCTGGTAGGCGGAAGCCGAAAGCTCCTATTATGAAAAGCAAAGAATGAAATGAAACGGATTGGCAACTTGTACGATAAAATCATCAGTCTGGACAATCTGCATCTGGCCGACCAAAAGGCCCGACGCGGAAAGGGACGAACTTATGGCGTGCGGGTGCATGACAAGAACCGTGAGGAAAACATACTCAAACTTCACGAATTGCTGAAGAGTAAAAAGTTCAGAACTTCACCGTATGAAACTTTTACAATCTACGAACCCAAAGAACGGTTGATATTCCGGCTCCCGTACTATCCCGACAGAATAGTACACCATGCCATTATGAATATCCTCGAACCGATTTTGGTCTCGGTCTTTACGACGGATTCGTTCTCGTGCATCAAGAAGCGAGGCATTACCGGAGCGATGAGAAAAGTCAAACTTGCGCTCAAAGACGTTGAAAATACGCGGTATTGTCTCAAGATTGATGTAAAGAAATTCTATCCGAGTATCGACCACGAAATACTAAAACAGGTCGTCCGCCGAAAGATAAAATGCAAGGACACCCTTGAACTTCTCGACCAGATTATCGACAGCGCAGATGGTGTGCCCATCGGTAATTACTTGTCGCAGTATTTCGCCAATCTCTACCTCTCTTATTTCGACCATTGGATTAAGGAGGTCGTCGGAGTGAAGTATTACTTCCGATATGCTGATGATATGGTTTTTCTGCATCGAGACAAAGCCTTCCTTCATGGGTTGCTCGTCCAAATCAACGACTACCTTAATTCGCGGCTGAATCTCTCGCTGAAAGGCAATTATCAGGTCTTCCCCGTGGATGCCCGCGGAATTGATTATGTCGGATTCGTATTTCGGCATAGCCATACGCGGCTTCGCAAGAGTATCAAGAAAAACCTATGCCGTGCCGCCGTACGATTGAACAAACGTAGCAAAATCTCCGAGAAGGAGTACAAGCAAGGTTTATGTAGCTGGCTTGGCTGGGTAAAATACAGTAATTCAAAACATTTGTTGAAATCTATCACAAAAGAAGAGTATCATGGCAGTTTACGATGCTAAACCCTCGGTATTCGAGGCCAACAACAACGGTTCCTATACCTACCGGTGGAATATCCGGCAAATTCAGATGCCTTCAGGAGAAGGAACGGAAGAGAGAACGACCACGGTAAAGTGGGAGTGCGACGAAGTTATCGTGTGGGGTACGGTTACTCGCAACAAGATAACGGAAGCCGTCGTAACGACCCTTTGGGACAGAGACCGCGAAAAGAAGCTCATCAACGATTACAATGCCGCAAAAGAAGGCGTTTTCGGTGATGTCTCTGGCGATGTGGCCCAGAAGTATATCGCGGCCTACAAATCCTTCCTGACGGAACGAAAGGCCGTCAAAGAACAGGTCGATTCCGATTGCGACACCCTCAAGATTCAGTAAACAATGAGACGATTCAGCGAATTGGGAATCAAGCAGGTCGATGACAAAAAGATTTTCAACTGTCAGCAGGTATCAATTTCGGATGTCATCAACTGCGAAATCGAAGTCCTTGACTTCATCCCGAACATGAAGACTACGCACGGTGACAACCGGTATCTCGTGAAGTTCCGCCAAGACGGTCAGGAAGGCAAGTTTTTCACCAACTCGTCGGCCATCAAAAGTGTGCTCGACCAGATTCCGAAAGACGAATTTCCATTCCTGACGACCATTCGGAGTACCAAGCTGGGCAGTAGCGGTAAAATGTATCAGTTCACCTAACCTATGATTATCCATTTCGACGATACGGAACTTGAGGTTCTGGTTGATGACAATAGTTATCGCCGTCGGGCCGTCAAGGAAAAGGATAAACTCGTCCTTTACTACTCACTCACGCACCATGTGGAAATCCCCGTGGGTGCGTGGGTCGAGTATGAAGGGCAAGTATATTCATTGTTCAAAGCGAGCAACTTTACAAAGAACTCTACTCGGAATTTTTCATACACCCTGACCCTCGAATCCGGTTGGGCCGGAGCCGAGAAGTACAAGGTTAAGAATCCCGTGGACGGTCGGCTGAAATTCCCGTACACGGCCAAACCGCATGAGTTTATTCAGCTCATTGTGGACAATATGAATATGCGCGAATCCGGCTGGGAAGTCGGAGAATGTATTGATGCTGTGGAGCAGGTCATTTCATTCAATCACGCATATTGTAGCGATGCGTTGAACCAGATTGCCGATGCCTTCGATACGGAGTGGGAGGTTGAAGGCAAAACAATACACCTCCGCAAGGTCGAATATTTCAAGGACAATCCGCTGGCACTTTCCTATGGTAAAGGAAATGGGTTTAAGAAGGAAATATCCCGGTCGAACAAAAGCGACTCGCGCAATTTCGAGATTCTGTACGTTCAGGGAGGAACAGATAACATTGTTCCCAGCAAGTATGGTAATTCCGAGCTCCTTCTACCCAAAAGCCAAACACTCGTGTATGAAGGAGTAAGCTACTTGTCGAGTGCTGACGGCCGATATATCACCCAGAAGGGAAAGGAGTTGGTTAGCAAGGCAGAAGACAGCCTTGATTGTAGCGACATATACCCAAAACGTGTCGGGTCGGTTACATCCGTAATCGAAGTGGATAAAGGCAAGCACTTTTACGACTTCATCGACAATACCATCCCGGAGGAGTTAAACTTCTCGGATTGCCTTATTGAGGGAGAAACAATGACCGTCATTCCTCAATCTGGAATGCTCGTTGGCAAAGAGTTCGACGTGAAATACAAACACGCCGAACGTAGGTTCGAGATTGTCCCGCAGGACATTGACGGTGAGACCATGCCGAACGACATTTACAAGTTGGCGGTAGGCGACAAATACGCTGTTTTCCATGTTGCGTTGCCAGATGCCTATGTTTGCAACAATTCGGACAAGTCTGGAGCCTCGTGGGATATGTTCAGAGAAGCGGCACGGTTCTTTTACGAGAATACGGGCGAGTTGTTCACGTTCAAAGGTGAACTTGACGGCATTTGGGCAAAAAAAGATTGGTTGAATATTGGTGGACGCATCAAGCCGGGCGGTTATGTACTGTTCAGCGACGAGCAGTTCCACCCCGAAGGTTCGCTTGTGCGTATCATCAGCGTCAAGGATTTTTGCAATAACCCCCACTCTCCGACCATCGAGCTATCGAACGCCCCGGTTTCGTCGTCGTTCCAAAGTTCGATGAATAAAGTCGAGGAGACGGAGGTTGTCATCGACAACAAACACCGAGAGGCGATTCAATATACGAAACGACGGTTTAGGGATTCGCAGGAGACAATCGAAATGCTCAAAGATGCGATGCTCGAAAACTTCACGGATGCTATCAGCCCCATCGCCGTACAAACGATGGAAATGCTCATCGGCGACGAAAGCCTTCAATTTCGATTTGTTTCCGACAAAACAAATCCGCAACCAGTCGTGCATAATGTAGCATACAATCAGGCAACCAAAGTGCTAACCGTGCCAGCGGGTATTATCCAGCACATGACGCTTGGCATCAAAACAATGTCTTCAAGCCATAAGCCCGGTGATTATAAATTCTGGTCGATACCTGCGTTCGAGACACCACCGCTGACTGACGGCGATAAGAAATACTACCTCTATGCCAAAGTCAGCAAGACTGACCAGACTGGCGTATTCTACATCAGCGAACAGGCTATCGCAATGGAGGGTGTGGCCGGATATTATCATTTGC